TAGCTGGTGCTTTGGCACTAACTTTACCACCTTTTTTAGCCATTGCTGCTTGCATTTGTGGAGTCATTGATATAGGGGCTTGACCTGCACCTGCTTGTGACATAGCTGTACCTAATCCTGCTACGTTTGGCTGTGCTGGCATTGGTGTAGATGTACGTGTAGGTAGCATTGGTGTAGGTGTAGGTGTAGGTGTAGGTGTAGGTGTAGGTCCGCCCATAGGCATTCCACGGCCTGGTTGATTTCCACCACGCATTGCCATTTGACCTAAACTGCTAGGTCCACCCATAGCCATTTTTTTAACATTACCGCCTTTTTTAAGAGCATCAAGCTTTGTATGTTCGCCTTTATGTTCTTGTTTATCATGCATGCTAAAAGCTTTTTTAATCATAGCTTTGTCTTGAGCTTTGTCCATCTTTGTATCTTCTTTCATATCTGATTTAGCCATTTAAAACTCCTTATTTACAATTCCATCGTTTAAGTGAAGCAGCCTTACGAGTAGGTCTACCTTGTTCATCTTTCATAGGACCTTTCATACCAGACATCCTAGCACAAAATGAGTTCTTACGAGCGCCACCTTGTGGTTGAGGAGCCTTTAGATTAGACCCTGTTTCTCTATTATACTTAGCTCTACCCTTTGCAGTAAGTCCAGCGCCTTTATCAGTAGGTAATTTCTCACCACGTCCAACGGCTAAAGACACACCACCTTTTTTAAACTTTTTACCTTTATCTGCTTGTAAAAACTCTTCACCTACAGATTGTTTAATGCCGACTTTTTTAGCAAAGCCAGGGTTCTTAGCCACAGCTGCCATTAGGTTATGTTGTGATTTAGATTTGCTTGGCATTTTTTCTAGCCTTTAACCAATCTTGTACAGTTTTAGTTTCATATATACGAATGGATGTCCAGACAATAGTCCATAAAGCTGCCGCTGCTGGTAACCAATTTAAAATTGTTCCTACTACTGTAACTGTTGAAGCAAAGTCAACTGCTTGTTTTGTACTTTCATGCATGTGCGATATCATAGTTTTAGTCGTAACAAATAGTGCAAGAATTAGCATTAGTTAAAGAAGCGTAAATACCATTATTAGCAAGTATACCTTCACCTGGTAATAATACTGGTACAGATATTACGTTAGCTCCAAAATCAAACTGCCATAAAATAGCTCCTGAAGCAGCAGATGCATTATCATAAAGAATAAGTGTTCCTGCTGTACCATTACTATTAAATGTAATTTGTCTTAGACGTGTACGAAAAGTTACTAACACCGCTGAGGTATTAGTGTGTGCTGATTTAACGTCAGTTTGCATCATAATTAATCTCCTTTGTTTATAAAAGGGGGTTAAAACCCCCTAGACTAATTATGCTTGTGATGGGTTAGCTGCGCCGTCAGAAGCTTTAACTACATATCTACATGTAACTGTAGCTGCACCGCCGCTTGCTGTACCTGAACATAAATAAGTAGCTTTGATTATAACATCAGAAGTACCAACGTTTACGTAAGAAGCAATACTTGCGCCAGTAATAGTGAATGTAGCACGACCAACAGGTAGTGATGTTGTAGATGAACTACCAACAGTACCTAAAGTAGTGCCGCCAGCTGTAGCGATAGTAATTGTATTACCAGTAGTACCTGAGTAAGCAGTAGTAACATCAACGTTAAAGTCAAGAATTTGTGCGCCTGCTGGAAGAACAAATAAAGTAACAGCTGTTGTGTCATTTACAGTAGTTGGAGCAGATTGAGCAACAGTAGTTGCGCCCATATTGCGGATTGTACCAGCAGTAGTGCCAGTCGTGTTTTTTACAGTACCCAATAACCATGGGCCTAAGTGCGAAGCAAATGCCATTTGAATTTCTCCATATAGAGTTAAAGTCTATTAGTCTTATATGCGCCTGCCAGGACAGTCTAATAAACCAGGTTTTCCTGGATAAGTGAATAATACTACATATTTGAATTAATGCAAGAGAAAAGGGGCCGAAAAGCCCCTTATTTATTACTTGTTCATAACGTACATAGTTACTTCAAAACCAAATCTCATTTCTGTTGCTGATGGTGTAGTCCACATAATTTTCTCCTAAAAGTTATACACACCGTGTGTATGGAAGTCAATATATCACTTTTTTTGAATTAATTCTCTCAAGAAAACCATGAATAACAGGTAAAGAAAAAGCCCACCAAAGTGGGCCTTATCTTACTAAGTGCTAATTAAGCACCTGGTGAACCGTACATACCAAGAGGATCTGACCAACCGAATGAATAACGTTCACGTGATTTGTAGCGAACATTACCTGTATCGAAGTCACCGTCCATTGAATTGCTTAATGGAGTACGTACAAAGTGTTTCATACCGTTAGGTACATCAGTAGTTAAGAACCAAGCGTTAGTATCTGTAAAGAAGTGGTTAATTGTATAACCTTCTGGGATAGAACCGTTGTTCTTTAATGCATTGATGTCATTGTCGGTAGTGCCAACACGTAACTCTGTATCTAACAAGCGTGTTGCAACGAATTGCAATGCTGGTGGAACAATAAGTTTACGTGGTTTAGCTGCAATCAAGAGACCTCTTTCATCAGTCCATGCAGCAATTTGAATAACTGCGTTTTCTAATGATGTTTCGTTAAGATCAGCTGCTGTAGCTGGTGTATTGCTATTTGTACCGCTAGAAACAAGTGGGTGTGCTGTGTTAAATAATGAAACACCATCACCGCCTACGTAGGCAGAGCTGAAGCCGTTATTAATAACTGATGCAGCTTTAACTTGTTTTGTATAAGCCATAGCGCGAGCTAGACCTTTTGTGTAACGTGCAGATAATGAATCATATAAATTATCTTCGATAGCTTCTTCAGTTAAGCTGAAGCCAAGAGCGATAGTTTCATGATTGTATCGTGCAGTCCAAGCTTCTTGAGCATTGTCATAAGCGATGGCAGAGCCTTCGTTTTTAACAGGAGCTGCTGAAAAGCCTGAAAGTTTTGTTTCTTCTTCGAAAGAACGTTCTGAAGTCTCTGTTTCGTAGATTTCTTTATGTTCTTCACCGTAACGAGCATATTCCAAACCAAACAATGCGTTTAAGCCTGGGAGTAACTCTTTTAATAACTGTGCGCGTGAAATTGCCATTTAATTACTCCTTAGATTAAGCAGCGTAGTAATTGTGAATACCAAAATTAATCTTCACAAGTACTTCTGGGTATGATGTAAACACAATCGTTGAGCTTGATGGGATCGCTGTAACAGAACCAGGAACCGCAATAGCTGCGTTGATTGCAATGGATGTTGTACCAGCAGCATAACCACCTGAGTTTGCTACAAATGAACCAGTTTGAATCAACTGACCATTTGCATCTAGGTAAGCTACATCAGCACCTTGAGGGATAGCTGAAGGTAAGCCTGTACCAGTTAACGTAATAGTTGTAGATGATGATGAGCCAACTGCAGTAACTGAAGAAGCTGTATCATAAACTAAACTTAAAATACGGAATGGTAAGCCTGTTGATGGTGTTGCTGTAGGAGCTACTAAACCGTTGTAAGAATCACCAGTGTTGGTGTTACCTACTAAGTTAGAGCCTGCTAAGTTTAAACCAACCATAGCTTGTGCTGCTGAAGCAATAACTGTAGAACCGCTTGAATTTACCATAGCCGCTTTAATAACGAGGTCTGGATCATCAGCAACGATAGCTGTAATATCACCAGCAGCTGTATTAGCTGGGTAATATTGACTAAACGTTTGTTGTTTAGTTATTGGGTTTGTGAAAGAACAGCCTAAAAATACACCAATAGTTTGTTTACCTGATGTGCTAGATGTAATAGAAGCACGAGTAACTAAACCACCAGAGACTGTTACGAAGTCGCCGTAAAAAATTGACGTTGCGTAGTTATACTGAATCGCGTACTCACGTGTTGAGCCAGCATAAACTTGACCGCCAATAAGATTTACGGGCTTAAAGCCATATGGGCCTGAAATACTAGGATAAGCCATTTAAATCTCCTTAATTTATATTATTTGCCTTTGCCAAATGTAGTACTAGATTTGCTTTCTCTAAAGAGAGGCATTCTAGGATCACTTTGACGCATTAAATTATTATCTACAGCTTCTGTTTGTGATTTTGTCACGTTGTCATAATGAGCGGTACGTTGCTCAATTAATTCAACAGGAGTTTTGCAGAGTAATAATCCGCCAATCTCAATGTTGTCTTTAAAACGACTATTGGGATCAACTAACAGTTGAAACTTTGGTTGTTCCTCTACTCTTACAGGTTCCCATCCTTCTCTTAGTTTTCCTGAGAGATTTCTAGGATCTGAGTTGTTAAGTGTTGAAACACGAATCCATCTATACGCATAACCAGCCTGTTTATCAGGTTCAGGTAGTAGTTCAGGAGCTGCCCACTGTTTAGGACGCTCTTCCACTACACGAGTTTCTAGTTCACGAGTTGTTCTTACATCATTGTTGCTGTTGTTTAGTTCAGACATTTTAAGACTCCAATTTAGATTGTGCTACGGCATATTGTTCAGGTGTTAGGCCAAGTTTTTTGGCTAACGCTACTTGCGTTTTACTTAATACAATTTTTTTGGATGAAGTACTACGTTTTGCTGAGGCAACTACCGTGCTGGGTTTTATTGATTTTTGTTGAGACTTTTCAGACTCATTAGATGTTTCTTCAACGTCAAATTCTTCGGGGAATTTACGTCTTACTTCTTTATCGATCTGCTTATAGTAGGCATCTGTACCTACAAACGCTTTACCATAAGATGTTTCTAAATCTTCATGTACCCCTTGAGCAAATCTGCTCATGGTTCTTTTCTTAGGATCTACATACCAAGGATTATTTGCAACCCATTGAGCTGTTTTTGGATCCATTTGCGCAGAGTTCTGCGTATGTTGTCTTTGTACATGAATATCAGGTTCTTGTAAAGTACTTTCAGTAGATGGCTTAAAATTCTTAGCTTTATCTATTTTAAGTTGCGCTGACATCATTTCTCTATTAGCTTTAGACAATTTATCAGAGTCTCCAGCATCATAGGCATCTTTATACTCTTTAGTAGCCCTATCAAGCTCTAATTCAGCAGCATTTTGATATGTACTAACAAGTTCTTTTTCACCTGTTTGAAGCATTGATCTAAGCTTTTTGTTATCATCTAAGATACGTTGAGCCATAGTTAGTGCTTCTTGCTGTTCTTTATAAGCAGACTCTTTAGCACGTCTTTCGTCATGCCAAGCTTTTTTATACTGCTTAAACTTAATTTTTACGTTCTTTGAATATTCTGCAGATGTATCAGCTTCTTCAAGCTCATTAACTACTTCATTTGTTAATGGTTCTACATCACGATCTTCAGGAGGTGTATCATCGACTACTTCGACTTCTACGGACGTGTCGTCTCCTTCAATTACAATATCTAACTTATCTTCTTTTTCCTCAATTTCATCAGGAAACTTAAACTCTTCTTTTTCTGTAGCCATATATTTCTCCTATGAGCTTCTTTTGATGCCACGTGGATCTTGCACAACTGCTTCCACTGAATCATCGTTAATCATTCTAAAATCCTTGCCGTGTATAACTAAGCGAGTGCCAGCATTGGGCCGAACAATCACAAAGTCACCTTTTTGACACCAAGGTCCTGTAGGGAATTTCTTTTCATCTTTGTATGCATCGGGGCCAATTTCAACTACAAATAATACTGTAGCTAATAATTCTTCCCGTCTTATATACTCATCTGATAATTCTATTCCGCTTTCCGTTCTTTTTTCCACTTCTGGAACAGCACATAAAATGCGGTATCCTGATGGAATGGGAACTTGTCTTGCTTTATCTTCTTCTTGTACTTCAGCTTCTACTTCAGATTTACGTTGGTTTAACAACGTGTTTAAATCTTTAGCTTGAGCCAAGTTTAAATCACTCATCCGAGTTCTCCATATTTTTATTCAGGTCTATTATGTAGTTTCGTGCTGTAAGAAGACCATTGATCTCACCACACACTTTTTTGTACTCCTCAAACTTATCTAAGTTACCTGTAGATATAAATTCTTGAAGTTGCAAAATCTTGTCATCCAGTTGCTTGACTATAATAGCCAAGGCATTATGCGTTTCCGCTTGCATTTATTACTCCTTAGGTTTAGTTGTCTGCCTTTCTTGGGCTAGTCTGTCTTGCGTTCTTTGTCTCAATGCTTCAAGAGCTTTTTCATGTTCTTGATCATTAAAAGTGCTATGAAGATTATTCATATGTTGTTGTTGCGTTGATTGAGCCGCATGCTGTTTATCCGCATGAAATTTATGAGCATCAATCGCTGCATTAAATCCTTGCGTTTTTTGTTGATGCACTATTTGAGCTTTATCAGTGTGAGCTTTAAGAGCTAATTGAGCACCTGCTTGATATTGCTGACCTTGTAAGCGTTGCTGTTCAATAGCAAGTTTTTGAGCTTGGAATTGAGCATCTGTTTGATCTTTTTGTGATTTTCTTTGTAGCTCTTGTTGCTTAAGTTGTAATTCTTGTTGTTGCATTTGAATAATTGGATCTTGCTGCATTTGTTGATTTTGTTGTTGTTGATCTTGTTGTTTATTTTGTTGTAACAATTTTTGAGCAGCTTGAGCAGCCATTTGTGATACTTTAACTTCCATATCAGGTGGCATAACTCTATCTTCACCAGTATCGCTATCGGGGTCTTGATAAGGTGGTAGTGTACTTCCCATTTGCTGTTCTATTTGTTTTCTATATTCAAAACCTAAATGCTCCATAATATGAGCTGTCATAGCTGAATGCATAGCCTGAGCCATTTGAGGATCTAATCCTACAAGTTTCTGTATTTTTGGATCTTGCATTGCAGCTTGATGAACAGATATATGAGCTTCATGATCTTGGTATAAAAATGCTTTAATTGGTTTGCCTTTAATAACATTTTGATTCTCACTTACAGGATCTGTAGGAATCATATCTTCTGCTAAAGGAACTAATTTTTGATAATTTTTTATGCCTAACACATCTAGCATCTGACGATGTAGAAGTGGTAGGTCATATAATTGCGGTGCCGTTTGTGCTAATTGGAGGGCGGCTTGGTACTGAACAACCTTTTGAGCCATTGTTGCAGCGTTAGGGTCAGAGACTGGCAATACATATACCAGGTCATAATCAGATTTCTTAGCGCGTCTATCGCCTTCTTCAGGATCATATTCATACTCCTCAGGTGTGTAATCACGAATAATTTCTTTTAATAGCTGGAACTCTTGTTTCATTGAATAGTGAATGCGGGCTTGCACTGCACTCATAGTCTTCAATGTTCTTTCTAATATCGCTAATGTAGTTCCAACGGGAGCATTAGCAGACATATCTGAGGCTTGCAATTCAGCAGAACCTGCAAATTTACGACCTTCTTCTACAATAGAAGTAAGGAGAGCCATAAGGACTTGTGAAGGCTCTTTATAAGGTAGTGGCATGATATTGTCACGCATCGCACCTGATGGTACATCTACATCACGGAACTCGCCTGGGGCTATCGGTGTATCATCTCCTTTAACTCTGAGGCCACGAGTTTTAAATCCGCCAGGAAGATTCGACAATGTCCCAGCATCCACGAGCTGACGAATGAGACTAGTACCAGACTTAGCAAAAGCGCCGACCAGATGGATAAGACCAAAATTATAAAAACCAAACCCAGGAATGTAACCATAGTGTACAAAATGGTTTCGCTTTTGTTGTAAGTCATCATCTTCCTTCCAGTTTTTCCTAATAGCTAAAATGTTGCTCGTACCTTTTTCAATCGTTACAATATAAGGTAGTGCAATGCCTGTAGGTTCACCATCATCATCTTTATGTTCGTGACCAGCTAAATCTAATTCAACATGCATTTCTAAAAGTTTAAAACGGTCATCAGTGGTTGCACGGAAGCCTAACTTTTCAGCAATCTTTTTTTCTACTTCATCCATCGTGTTAGATGGTTCACCTAAATCAATGTCGCGATAAAACCCTTCATGTTGAAGACGTCTAACTTCATTCTCAGTCTTACGCATGATATG